TACATCGCCGTATGTACCGGTGGCAGGGAGCACTACCGCGCTCGCCTGACTAACCGGGCTTAAATTGGGTATTGCCATGCATACTCCCTCCTAGAAATAAGTAGTGGACGAAACCATAAGCATGCTTTTTAATCTACTTGATTTGTCTTTACTTTAGCTTTTGTAGTTCGCGTCTTTTTTGCCACAACCTTCTTTGAAGTTTTGGCGACAGTTCTGGGAGTAGTTGTCACGGTGTTCGTGTTGTTGTCTTCCGTGATTGGTGTCTCTACTATTTCTTCTACGACTGGCACTGTGTCTGTGACTGTCGCAGAACCTGCAATCTTTGCTGCCATAACGGAATTAGATACCGTAGTAGTTTTGTTTGTTCTGTTCTTGCCTCTCAGCAGGTGTCCGTGCTTGGCTCCGAACTTGCTTGGTCTTGCGTTAACTCTTCTTTTTTTGCCCATAATAAATCTCCTTTGTATATGGTTTGTATTATAATTAGTTGCCTCGCATAGAAAAGCCCCTCAACCCAAAAGGGAAGAGGGGCAAAGTATAAAAACTTATTTAATAACTGTTAATTATTAAGTAGTAGCGAATGGGGTCACTTCAGAACCTCCGCTCTGAAGTATAATACCTTCTACTTGCCATCTGTCGGCGCCGATGCATGTCAGTTTGACTCTGCTACCGGGTTCGCCTTGAGCAACGCTGGCAAAGTTGATAGACGAGAAACTATCACCAAGTTCAGCAGACCATGTTGCTGATGTATCTGCGTCGGTGTCAGAGGCGACAAGAGCACCCTGAATTTTCTCGTTTCCTGTATCTGTGCAAACGATTTTTTGTGTTGCGCCTTGAGTCTTCATGACGAACTCGTAAGTTACGCCATTGATGTCTCCGCCTCCAGAGTCAGGCAACGTAAACGTTATCGCAGCAGTAGACATAACATAGACACTGCCCGAATCACTTTCTGTAAGTGCGACAGTTGCATCTGTTACTGTGTTTACCTTTGCTTTGTGGCCAAGGATGACTGAGCCACCCAATGACAATTCTCTCTTCAAATTTTCTAATAGTGCTTCCATTCTTGCAAGCCCAATTCTTTTACTTCCCATAGTTAAAAACCCTCCATTTATAATCGTGTCCCTGCATTACTATACGCAATGTCAGGTGGTAGTTCCAAGTCTACCCAATAACTTCGTGGGACAGGTATTTTACCCGTCACATGTAAGTAGTCTAGATAAACGAAAGCCCCCGCCAAAAAGGCGAGGGCTCTACATTTATTTACTTGTCAGGCTAAATGCTAGCTAGTAGCACCGGCTTCACCAAGTAGACCACGAACGACGACAACTCCATACATATCCGGTCGGACCATCTTCTTCGCATAGCGAGTCATGACGCCCTTACGGGGTACGAAGTCCTCAGTACCGAAGATGGTAGGAGTGACTTGGAGGGGCACATATGGCGAGTACACATATCCGCTTTCAAGGAAGGAACTACCCTTACGTCCAACAAGAACAACATTTCTTGGGAAGTATGGGTCAACAACTACGTCCCACTTCTTGGAAAGTGATCCGACGTTGACGGCTCCGACTTGGCCAGAGGAATCCTCATGGGAAACCTTGGCGCGGAATCCACTGGTGAACTCAAGGATGTTAGCAACTTCTGGGCCTACGACCAAGAAGTTTGCTCCACCACGTAGAGTCTTTCTGTGGATTTGTGCAGAGACATCGTTGATAGTTTCAACAAGAGTCTCATACCATTCGCTTACCGTACCGGTGAAGTCTGGAGCAGCAGAACTAGCTCCAATTTCCGCACCAGTTGAGCGGTTCACGAAAAGACCGGGAGAGCGCGACCAGTAATATGTTCCGGCAGTTGCGCCGTCAACAAGGTCAGCAAGGATCTCACGATCTATCTCCAGAGCAATTTGCTCCGAGAGAATGCTTGTAAGTTCGACCTCGGCATCAAGGTTGTGATAGGCATTAAGATCCTGTCCCAACTCTGGTGTCCACTTGGCCTTCAGCTTCTTGGTAATCGCAGTGACACTCACTGAGTCAACCTTGATGTCGATCTCAGGAATCTTCTCTGTGTTTTCCAATCCCCATGTGTCAGTACCGACCACGGCGCCGAGAGCGTTTGTGCTACCAGCAGCGGGTGTACCGTCAAATGCGTCTGCCCATGGAGCGGTTACAGTAAAGCCGCCGCCGGAAAGGGCGGGAGAGGCATCTGATCTCCATGCAACCATAGTAAGCTTCCTAGTTGCTGAATCGTAAGTGCTAAGACGACGAACAATTTCACATGTATCAGCGAATGCACCAGAGAGTGCAACAACTCCGCCACCGTTTGCAAGTCCAAGATCAGTTTCTTGGGCCGCTGACAGAGTGACAGTCATAAGCTGCGCATAAGAACCAGATGCGAGATCTGGGTCAAAACGAATTCCCTTATCAGTTGAAGCCGCATTACCAACAACAAATGCGGTACCTGCAGCGAAAGTCAGAGATACGGAACTTGTTGGGCTTGAGTAGCCTTGGTTCAATGCATAGAAGCCGGCTTCCGCATTGTCTCCAGTAAGCAAGACACCACCAGTGATCTCTTGACCGAGACGGCCTCCGCCGTAGAGTGAATCATCGGTACTATAGTCAAGCTTGGTGCTCTGAACCGAGAAATCCATGAAGAAAATGAGTCCACTTGGGAGGCTCATTGGCTGGACACTAACAAGATCGTTTGCGATCAAGTTTCCAAATACGCGACGAACAATGGGGAATGCGACGGCAGCAAAGCCCTCAACATCTCCGCTAGCCATAGTAGAAGCTTCGCGAAGTAGCTCCTTGGCTTGGTTTTCAAGAAGGCGAGCCATAGTCTGGCGCGTCCTGTCCTTGTCGAGACCTTCCAAAAGACCTGTGCGCTCCCACTTACTAAGTAGAGCAGCACCTTCCTTGCCGAGATCTCGGGAGACAATACCTTCTGTTAATTTATTAATAATAGACATTTTTTAAATGTTCTCCTTTTGATTTTTTTTATTCTAGTCCTGCAAGCCTGCGCATACGACGAACGTTTTGTTCCTCTAATGCTTGGGGCTTCCTCTTCCGTCTTGGAAGTGCTCTGGATGGTCTGTTAATAGCTTCGCTCAGTGATTTTGGTGCCTTCTTAGATGAAGTACCCACCGCGCTCTGAAGGGTATCAAAGATTACCTTAGCCTCCTCGATAGTCTGGGACGATGAAAGTGCATCGACAATTTTGGTCTTTTGTCGCTCATTCAGCGAGGCACTGTTCAAAACTTTGTTTACATATACCAGCTTCGCATTTGAGAGATTGACCTCATCGATCTTCTCGCTCAGATACTCAACTGCTTTTTTGTATTTTACATTCTCTTCGGCCGCTGTATTCTTAGAAGCCTGCAATTTAGCTACAGTCTCCTCAAGTTCCTTAACGGCCTTTCTTAATTGTTCATTTTCCTCTTGTACTTCCGTGTCTTGTTCACGGGCAAGAGCCTGTAGTTCCGCTTCTTCGATTTCTGCCTGCGTTCCTCCGCCGGTGTGACCGTGGGGTACGGGCTTAACGTCTACAGTTATATCTTCTAAGAGATTCACGATCTCTTCAATATTAACACCGAGACCTTCCATCATTGGTTCTTCTAGGTCTAATTCGGTTCTATCCATAGGTTCATCGGAGGCGCCTAGGCCACCGGCTTCTTCTTCCTGCTCCAAACTTTTAATAAGCTGATCGAGGGGAATCACTACTTCTTCCTCTTCTTCTGGGCATGGGCAAAGTTTTTCACCTTCGCCATATGCAGGAGGCATATCATCAGCAACGGGGGATAAGTCTTCCTCTCCCTCTTCGCCGGGCATCGGTTCGGGCATTGCGCCCATCTCTTCTTCTTCTTCGCCTAGGCCTAAATCTTCTTCGGCCTCAAGAAGTTGGTTTAAAACTTTCTTAACCTCGGGGGCATATTTTTCTAGTACTGCATTTTCTGCATTCTTAATTGCAGCTTCTTTTAGTGCTGCAGCATCGATAACGGCTTGTTCAAGTAGTGATGACATGTATTACAACCTTCTGGATTTTTGAATAATATTATATATTGTCGCACCAAAGGCACGAATCTATTAATAAGTAGTATACTCCGAACTAAACCGCCAAAGAAATGAAAGTCGGCCGTTTCTATCCGCAGTGGTAGG